GGCTATCATGGATGGATCCGACAATATGGCTTGGAAAGCCGCTGCGGAATGTTTCCCACCTACTGAATACTTCAGATATCGACCACGGCCTTGGGATCTTGAACCTAGGGTTTTGAAGTATCAGAATTTGCTACCTAAAAGGACGTCTACCTATCAATATCAGACGGCCTTTAAACGAGCTACTGAAGACTTTCGTCTCAGAGCGCCTGTCAAACCATATCACATCAATGACAGTATAAGGCATTTCCCGCATCCTGAGAAGTCACCTGGATTGCCCTACACATCACAGGGTATCCGACAAAAGCGAGACGTTGACCCGAACGTTATCAAACAACGCGTTCACAATATCAAATACCGCATTGGTCAGACGGATCGTACCCCATGTACTGCTGCTACGCGCACTGCTATCTCCAAGACTACACCCAAATTTCGTCTAATATGGGTTTATCCTGCCCATTGGACTTACGCTGAAGGCATGTTTGCCCAACCTCTTATTCACTCCTATCTTTCTGAATATGGTTGCTACGGTCTATGGATCAAGTACTCACACGATCATGGGAGGCTACTTAAAAGCAAGCGAACACACAAATCACACCGCTGGCTTGGCTTGGACTGGGACAGTTTCGATTCCACAGTACCTGCTTGGATGATCCGAGACGCATTCAGCATACTTCGCAGCAATCTGGATTTCACCGGCTATCAAGAGTATGGTGTTCCAACCCACCAAGATACTCTACCGACTTTGTGGAAATCCATTATCAACTACTTTATCAACACGCCCATCAAGCTGCCATCTGGGAAAGTCTTGGTTAAGCATCAGGGCGTACCATCGGGGAGTTACTTCACATCAATGATTGACTCCATCGTAAATGCGATAGCAGTCCACTATCTACTAATATCTATGGAAGTGGGCTACAAGCGAACAGCATTCTGGGTCCTAGGCGATGACTCTCTAGTATGTGTGAGCGGTACACTGGATCTGGAAACCTTATCACTCGTAGCAAAGGAAACATTCGGCTTTATCTTGAACACTAACAAATCTGAACTGGGGGAAGAAATCAACTTCCTCGGCTATCGGATCTCTAAGATCGGGAGACCCATGGCTGACTATGACAAGTTGCTCGGCCAACTACTTGCACCCGCATCAAGGGATACCTCTATCGAGGATTTTGTGAGTCGAGCCAAAGCACTGCAACTATCGTGCTTTGGGATCGGGTGCATGGACTTCACGCTTATGGTTCAGCGGTGGCTCGTCCAACATGGGTACCAATTTCACAGGCCCAAATTACATCATAGAGACGAGTTGCTCCGTAAGCTTGAAGAACTGGACTTAGCCAACTGGCCTCCACTAAGTACAGTTATCTCCAGAGTTTGTT